AAGTCTCAGCTGTCGGAAGGAGTTCTCTTCGCCTGGGTTCTGCTTGGCGGACTCGCAGGCGTCTTTGACCTTGTCGATACCCACCGTGATGCCGAGGGAGGGATTGGCCTTCTTCCAAACCTTCGGGTCCGTCCAATCGTCCGATTCCTCCGCACCGTAGATGACGGGATAGAAGGTGTGGTCGATTTTGCGACCTTCGATGATGTCCTGGGCTTTCTGGTGTATCTCATAACAGATGGACTTCGTATCATTGCCTGCCGTGGTGATAAGAAAATACAGCGGTTGCATTCGTGCGTCACCGGAGCCTTTGGTCATAACATCAAACAGCTTGCGGTTGGGCTGAGTATGCAGCTCGTCAAACACCACGCCATGGGTATTGAAGCCGTGTTTGTTGCCCACATCGGCAGAAAGCACCTGGTAGATACTGCCCGTTGGCTGATAGATGAGCCGCTTCTGGGAGTCCAGTATCTTTACCCGCTTGGAAAGTGCCGGACACATTCGCACCATATCCGCCGCCACATTAAAGACAATGGACGCCTGCTGTCGGTCGGCGGCGCAGCCATAGACTTCGGCTCGTTCCTCACCATCGCCGCAGGTCAGTAGCAGCGCCACCGCCGCGGCAAGCTCTGACTTACCTTGTTTCTTTGGAATTTCAATGTAGGCGGTGTTGAACTGCCGGTAGCCATTTGGCTTCAGCGTTCCGAATATGTCTCGGATGATCTGTTCCTGCCAGTCAATGAGTTCAAATGGCTTTCTCGCCCAGGTGCCTTTGGTGTGGCACAGGCTTTCGATGAACATAACGGCATAATCGGCAGCGTCCTTATCATAGTGCGAGGTTTTCTCCATGAACCTTGTCGGCTTGTATTTCTTCAGTTTTCTCGTTTCAAACACCTCCAAGGCATAAAAAATAGCCACCACCGGATTCGGTGCGACTTTCAGTATAACGAGCAGCAGCCCCTCACGGAGCTGTTGCTTTGAATTGTTGTGGTTTACCAGTTTTCGTTATGGAGGAAAAGCTCTAACGCAAACTGCGTGTTTTCATCGATAGGCTCGATATCCCAACCTCTGTCATAGTTGCATACGATTTTGCCGCCCCGCTTGAGCATCAGCTTGGAAATGCGTCCACCCTCGATGCCCCATTCGGAGCCTTTCTCGTACTGCTTCATCCAATAGTGAAAAATCTCTCCGTTGACCTTGATGCTGCCTTCTTTCCACATGAATCTGTTCCTCCGTTTCTTTTGTTGTGACTGTATATTACCGTCACTCTGCGAATATATCCAGTTATTTCGGAGATATAAATTACACAATCATTTGGAATGGAAACTGTGTATTTTACAGCCTTATTCCGATTGACGGCAACGGTGGATAGCGGCGAGAATCTGCTCCTGCTCTTCAGCATCAATGCCGATGGCATCAAGAGCTTCCCGTGTGCCACAGTCCGGACAGATAAGCGTCTCATTGTCCAGCCTGGAAAGTGCGGGCGGTTCGCAGAAGCTCCTGCCGCACCTGGGGCAGACAGAGAGCCGAATTACATTATTCTCCTTCATAACCGCATACCTCCCTGCATTTATCGTAAGCATCGAGTAGAATGCTCTTGTCGAAGTAAAAAGTGTCATATCCCTCCAGGCAAGTTCTCATATAGAAATTGCTCGGAATACCGATGGGGCGCTCCTCGTGCATGATGTAGGCGAACGCCGTCACCGTCCTGCGCTTGCCCGTGCGGATCCCCTTGTACTTCAGCTTGATGTCTTTCTTGTAATAGAAAGTTGGAAATCCCTCGTAGCGATCAAGCGCCGTTTCGTCCGGTGCCGTTACCTCCCAGATCACCACGGGAACTATGCCGTCCTTGCATTCCTCAATTGTGAGGTAGGAGCCTGTTTTGCTTCCCTTGAAGAGCAGCTCCCAGCCCGTGAGGTTTGCTGTGCCGAGTATCGTGGCATTCGGGCAGCGCATCCGCATCTGGCGGATATTGAGGTTGCTGCCGTAGGCAATGTAATAGCGTTTTTGCATATAAAAAATCTCCTTTCCGAAGTTGCCTTCTACCACCGAAAGCCCGCCGTCAGCGGGTTCGGGGGCCTCTGGGCTGCGTCCTTCAAGCGGCTGCTCTGCCGCTGCGGAAGGCTGCATCTCCATCCAGGCGCTTCGTGAGGAGCTCTCTTGCGGTCTTGAACTCGTCGCCAATAAAGCCAAGGCGAAGGAGCCAGGTTCTCATGGCGTATTTGGGGTTCTCGTTCTGCTGGGGTTTGGGGCTTGCGGTTCTGACCGACTTTGCCATCTGGCTGAGTGCCAAGCAAAGCTGAATGTAGCTTTTCAGCTGTCCTGCGTGAATTCCGTTCTGCCTGCCGTCCGAAGGGGCGTCGAATTGGAAGAGCCGGAACTCAACGGTGCCCTTGGTGAAGGTCGCATGGTAGTTCAGCATATGGTAGCGGCTGTCGTTGTAGTGCTGGCTTCTGCCGTAGTCAGCGTTCTGACTGCCGTACCAAATGTCTGCCAAGGCTGCCATGGTGGTGGGCTTTCTGCTGTTCATCCGCTCCAGGAATCTGGGGTCGACCGTGCGGCAGTAGCGGCTGATGCGACCTCTGTCCAGGTTCAGTGCGCTTGCCAGGAGGTCTTCGTGGCTTGCCATGATATTGGCGAGGTTTCTTAGGGTCTGCGCCGTGTGTCCTTTCGCTCCGATGTGGATGTGGACTCCGCAGCCCCTTGTGGCATCGCTCTTGGCTCCCGCCTTGCGAAGCCGTCTGACCAGCTCCTGCAGGGTTTCCATGTCGGCATAGGTGAGGATTGGGGTAACCATCTCGCATTTCTCGCTGTCCGGTCCTGCGATGCTGACATCCTTTTGGAATTTCCATTCCCGTCCGCTCTCGTCCCAAGCTGACCATGTGCAGTAGCCGTTGCGTCCTGCTGTGTTCTCGTACCGTCCTGTTCCGAAGAACTCAGCGGCAAGCCGTGCGGCTTTCTCTCTGGTGATGCTGTTCATCTCGACCTCGACGCCGATGGTCTGCTTCTTCATTTCGGTGACCTGGTTTTCTGTTCTCTGGCTCATTTTCGTGACCTCCGTGTTGGTTTGTTTTCCCTTTCGGTAGTCACATATTACCTCTGAAAACACACTATATCCAGTTAATTATGAGCCATAAACTACACGATCTTGCGGTCTGAAAACTGTGTATATTACAGCACTTTACGGCAGATATCCTCGCCCCAGACCACACTGAGACTGCCGCCGCTGTCCCAGGCAACCATGATGGAGCCGATATCGTCCACACCCAGCACGGTGCCCTTTGTGCCGATGGGCGGCGCCTGGGGATCGTCCATCTTTACGACCTCGATCCGCGTGCCCTTCGGGAAACGCTCACGGAGGGCTTGTAAGGCTTCCTTTGAGATCATTCGCATGATTCCGCCTCCTTCGACTGACCGCTCTTAAAAGCGGAACTGCCTGTCAGGTTGCGGAGCAGGATTTTCCGGACTTCCTTGTATTCCACGCCGATGAAGCCCAGCCGCAGCAGAAAGCAGCGGAATGCGTACTTCTCATTGTCGGTGGGCTTCTCGGTGGCAGTCACACGCTTCTGCGTCCGAGCCAGTTCGCACAGCTTGCAGATGAAGGTGTCATAGGCTTTTATCTCCTCCGGCTCGGCTTCGCCATTGAACCAGGGGAAGCTGACCTTGTCCTCCTCGATGATGATGGGCAGATCGTCTGTACCAAGAGATTTCTTGATGAGCGCACCCTTTGCCGCCACCAGATTTTTCAGATTATCCAGCGCCGTATCGGTGAAAAGGCTTCTCGGCATGGAAACGCAGATGCCGCAGGGCTCATCCTCGGTGTGGCTCTGGTCGATGTCGAAACCCTCATCGTAGATGTGCTGGAGCAGCCGCTCAATGACCTCGCTGTCGGCACGGTCGTCAAAGGATAGGCTGCCGTTTCGGTCGATGGTGAAGTAGTCCACTTCGTAGTTGAAGCTGGGCGCTCCGCAGTATTTTGCGGGAACTCCGAGCCAGTCGGAGATGGTCTGTACCAGACGCTTGCGCTCTGCACCCTGGGCATGGATCGTGATCGTCATTTTCGTGACCTCCTTGATTTTGGTAGTCACATATTAGCGTCAGAGACGGCGTATATCCAGTTATATCTGCACATTTTCGGTGTAGATTATTCCGGCGCATATTCGCTTTCAGACTGTGCATACCACACAATACCCGACAGAACAAACCATACGCAAGGCAGCGCCACGCCGTTGCCCCACATCTTATATTCGGCTGCATCCGAGTGCGGATTTCTGAGCCACTTGGCAATCTGCGCATCGGACTTCATTTTGCAGCCGGTGACCGCAGCATAGGTTTTGAAAACCTTGTGCCAGAAGTATCGTTCCTCATAGGACGGCTTTTCCGTGCCGAGGCCAGCGCACCAGTTGTCCGGGAAACCTTGAAGCCGTGCGCATTCGGTAGGCGTCAGCCGTCTGACGGTGTATCCGCTCTGGATCGCGCCGGGGCCTTTTGCCACCAGAGTCGGCTGTAGTTCTTCCTCGAAGGTCGGAGCGAACTTGGCGTTCTGCCCCTGGTTGAAGGTGTCTCTGCCGATGCCGTAGCATACGGCGGTAGGATCTTTATAGTCCCGTGCAAGAACTGTCGGTGCTTTCTCTTCCGACACCTGCGTGAAACTGCCTGTGGTCATGGCATACACGGCGTGGCGGTCAACGGTGTTGAGAGTGAAAGAAACATCCTCGTTCACACCATCGCCCTGTGGACCGTTTTTATCGTCACGGCCGATCATAGAGCCTTGCAGCACAAAAGTCTGCTGTTTCGTTCCTGCATTGGCGCAAACCACAGCGGAGCGGTCGCCCAAGTCACGGACTTCATCCCGCTGGTTCTGCGTAAACGCAACAACGGCAATGCCTCCCTGGTTGCAGGAGGGATTGCCGCCGTTTGCGTCTATTGTCCTTGCGGTTTCAGCTTCGTAGATGCCGCTGTGGGGGTTGTCTGACTTCATGGAATTGGAATCCTTGGAGCAGATGCCGAAGGGCTGAAGGACACAGTTGAAATTATCCTTGTCCGGCATACGCTGACTGCCGCCTGCGTTCTGCTTGGTGAGTGTCGGAGAAACCTGACCGCCGTCCCAGCCACAAGGCTCGAACAGCGTCTGATCGTTATTGCAGGACAAGGTAGCGGATTTGTTTTCCTGGATGAGCGGTCCTTTGCCGCCGCCCTCACAGCCGGAGCGGATTTTCATCACGAGCGGCACATTATTGCCGCCGGTACCCATGCGAGAGGTCAGCGTCTGCACATTGCCGTCCTCGGAGAGCTTGACCCTGCTGTCGGTCGGATGGTTTTCCAATGCCACCGCTGCAGGAACCGTTCCGGCACGGAGCGTGGGAGAGCATTCCTTCTCATAGCCGATGGTGCGGCTTTTGGCGGAGTGTTCGGTGCAGAAGCCTGCCGATTCCACCACGCAGGGGGGATGTCCGTGTGTTTCTGCACGGAGCGTTGCCGCCACATCCTCGGACACTTCCATACGGTCGCCGCCCTGGTCATTCAGCACGATGCCGTTGCGCCCGGTACTCATACCACAGTTTACACCGAGTGTGGAAGAAACCTCCTCGGTCAAACTGCCGTTGTATCCGTCATAGCCTGTCGCTCCAATGCAAGTTTCAGGACTTCCGGCAGCTCTTTGCCACGAGCGGAAGCCCTCCGCAGAATACCCAGACAGGCCTTCTGACTCAAATAGTATTTTCCCGGCACTTCCGCCTGCAAGATCTGCGACAAGGTAGATGCGACGTCTGCGTTGGGGAACTCCCCAGTATTGCGCGTCAAGAGTTCGGTACGCAACGCTCCATCCGTCTCCCATGTAAAGGTCGGCGTAGGGCCATCGTGCTTTTTCAGGCATAGGCACCTGGGCATTCGGCTCTGCGATGCCGATGACCGCTTCGAGGACGGCTTTGAAGTCCTCGCCCTTGTTCGAGGAAAAAGCACCTGGCACATTCTCCCAACAGATCCATCTTGGATATTTGTCACCTGTGGCACACCTCATTTCTTTGATAATGCGGACGGCTTCATAAAAAAGACTGGAACGGGAGCCGTCCAGACCGTCCCTTCGGCCTGCCACGCTCATGTCCTGGCACGGGCTGCCGAAGGTGATGATGTCCACCGGCTCCACCTTGCCGCCGTCCATGGCGGTGATATCGCCGTAATGCTTCATAAATGGCAGACGCTTGCTGGTCACCCGAATGGGAAAAGGTTCGACCTCGGATGCCCATACCGGAGTGACGCCAGCAAGCAGTCCGCCCAATGGAAAACCCCCGGAGCCGTCAAACAGGCTTCCGAGGGTCAAAGTCTTATTCTTCATGTGTTTTCACCTCGCAATCGGTCTTTCAGGGCAGAATAAAACGCCTTGCTTTTCAGAGGCTTTCCGGCGTTCTGCCATTCCTCTTCAAAGTCAAAGCGTTTCTCCAGTTCTTCCACCGAGTAGTCTGCGCGGAACTTTCGCCATGTCATGCTGTCCCATGTTTTCAGCTGTTCCCACAGTTCAGGAAAATGTCGGTACAGCCTTCGCAGCTCCGAGAGAGACTGCAATGGGCAGCACCAGCAGGATACCCTGCGGAATATTTCATACAGCCCGTCCCAATCAAAGCCGTGGTCGTAACAATACCGAAGGCATTCCGCTTCGGTGATGTTCCAGTCCACAAGCGGATGCTGGTGGTTTGGATTCTGATTATTCTTCCTCTCCAGACGATACCCCTCATCTGCGGCAAGCCCCACATACTCGATTACGGTGTAGGTCTCCCGCAACTTTCGCAGATACCGTTCCCTCGGCTCGTTTTTCAGCCGTTCCGTACACCAGCGCATTTTTGGTCCCGCCCAGCCGTAGCCGAGGTGGTCTGCACCGTACTTTTCGGCAAAGACCGTGCTGCGCTTACGGCGAATGGGATGCTGACAGAAATAGTACTCAAAGGAGTGCGGTGCCTTGATGCGTGAAATAGGTCTTCCGATATACTGCTCGACTTTATCCAGATGCGCATACAGTCCCGGAAATTCCAAGCCGGTATCGCAGAAGAGAATATCATCGACCGGCATTCCTTTTTCCAGCATCATAAGCAGCATGGCGGTGGAGTCCTTGCCGCCTGAAAGAGAAACCACATGGTATTCCGGCTTATTCTGCTCCATCACACACCTCGCTGAACTTGTATTCCTTGCCGTCACGCAGAACGCTGACCTTCTCGTCCGAACCGACCTGTTCGATGTATCTGCGGACAATGACGTCGCAGAATTTCTCGTCCAGTTCGATGGTGCAGCAGATGCGGTCGGTCTGTTCACAGGCAATGAGCGTGGAACCGGATCCGCCGAAGGGGTCAAGCACTACAGAGTTTGCCATAGAGCTGTTCTGAATGGGATAGACCAGCAGCGGGATGGGCTTCATGGTGGGATGGTCACTGTTTTTCTTCGGCTTATCAAACTCCCAGATGGTGGACTCTTTGCGTCCGGTGTACCACTGGTGCTTGCCCTTTCGCTTCCAACCGTAGAGACACGGTTCATGCTGCCACTGATACGGGGAACGTCCCAGTACCAACGACTGCTTTTTCCAAATACAGCAGCCGGAGAGATAGAAGCCCGCATCGGCAAAGGCTCTGCGGAAATTCAGCCCCTCGGTATCGGCGTGGAACACATAAATGGAGGCGTCATCTGCCATGGACTTTTCCATACAGGAAAATGCATCGAACAGAAACTGATAGAATTTCTCGCCGTCCATATTGTCATTCTTTATTTTTCCGGCACTGCCTTCGTAATTGACATTATAAGGCGGGTCGGTGATAACAAGGTTTGCCTTGCGGCCAACCATGAGGGTTGCGTAGGTTTCTTCCTTGGTACTGTCACCGCACACAAGCCTGTGCCGTCCCAGCGTCCAGACATCGCCGGACTTTGAGAAGGTCGGCTTCTGCAGCTCGGCATCCACATCGAAATCGTCCTCTTGGGCATCGATGCCGTCATCGAACAGCTTACTGAGTTCCTTCTCATCAAAGCCGGTGAGGAGAGGGTCAAAGTCCGCCGCCTGCAATGCCTCGATTTCCACACGCAGGAGTTCCTCATCCCAGCCTGCATCCATCGCCATGCGGTTGTCCGCAATGATGTACGCCTTCTTCTGGGCTTCGGTGAGGTGGTCGGCAAAGACGCACGGTACCTCGGCGATGCCTTCCTCTTTGGCGGCAAGAATACGACCATGACCGGCAATTACGCCATAGTCACGGTCGATAATAACGGGATTGATGAAGCCGAACTCGCGGAGGGAGGATCGCAGCTTGTTAATCTGTTCCGGGCTGTGCGTTCGTGCATTATTTACATAGGGAACGAGTTTTGCAATGGGGACGAGCTTCATTTCGGTGGTCGTTTTCATCACACAAGCCCCCATTCCGCAAACTTCTCAAAGCCGCCCACAGAGCGGATATAGTTCCGAGCGATTTCCACGATTTCGGAATACGGTCTGCCGTCCACGGTACTGTCCCCAATGGCGCAACAGAGGATGACCGGCTTGCCGGTTTCCTGGGCTTTGAGGAAAGCGTAAATGTTCACGGACACATCTGCCTTGGACAGATCCTTGCCGTGCAGACCGCCGCCGGTGACGGAGTCTGCCATATCGCTGCCCAGCTTGCGGTTGGTTGCGCCGGTATCTACATCCGTGCCACCCGTCCAGTCACCGAGCGGATTGATTTCCGCATCGGGATAAATCTCACGCAAACGCTGTGTCTCAGCGTTGCTCTGGCAGAGGATAAGTCTATCACCGTCAAGTATGTACTTTCCGTCATAGGGATACACGGAGAAAATATCCCGTGCGATCTTCGAGAGCTTTTTCTGCTCCATGGTTACGGGCATTCCTTTGAAGATGCCGTTGTCACCGCAGCGGACACCGTCTGCCTGGTTGTCGGCGAGGTGACCGTCCTGCGGCACTTCTACATAGTCCACGATGAGGTTTCCGGCGACGCGATGAACGGCGGCTGTGACATCCTCTTTGTCCAGAGAAACGGAGGTTTCCGCAATGATGTGGCACACACCGTGACCGAGAAGGACCTCCACCGCAATGCGGGGATTTTCAGCTTCCTTATATGCCAGATCCACCAGTGCACCGGCGATTCGGTCTGCCACCTTGTCCGGGTGGCACGGATTAACTTTTTCAAACATGGCGTTACCCCTTTCTTGCACGGAGCAGGCGCTCCATCAGGTCATCCTGCGGCGTTGACTCGCCGTATTCCGTGCTGCAGTTTTCTTTTACGATTTGGAAAATCTCATTCCAGAGCCGCACCGCCTGGTTCATGTAGTTGATACCGATGTTGATGAACGGAGACGGGATCGGCTTTCCTGTGGTGGGGTGCTTGGAGAGGAAACCCATGCGGTTGGTCATCTCCTCGCACTGCACCCAACGAGCAGAACACATGGCGTAGCGTTCCAAAAGCTGCGGCGACACCTTTGCGGCGCAGCCGATGCCTTTGAGCCATTGCCAGGTTTCCGTGTAGATTTCCTGTGCCTGCAGGACGCTGCCGTCCCGCTGCTCGGCAGACAGGAAATCATGGGGTTTCGGCATATCAA